ATTACTTCAGAGAATCAACTTGTTGATCGTTTTGGCAAACCTACAGACGACAACTATGAGACATTTTTCACTGCTTCTGATTACTTGGCATATTCTAATGCACTTTATGTAGTGCGTGCTGATGATGGTTCAGACACAGCGTCAAGTTCTGATATTATCTTGTACCCAGAAGGTGCAGTTGATGCATCTAATAATAGTATTGCTGGTGATATTGATGTAGCTAACAGTACCTTTGGCGCATTTGATGCCAAATATCCTGGTGCACTTGGTAACTCTATCGAAGTAAGTTATTCTGTAGCTAATACATTCTCGAAAACAATTTCTGCAGTTGGTGATATTTCTGATAATGCTATATCTAATACTGCAATCACTCAAACTTTCGAGTTTAACTCAAATACAGTAACATACGAACTTGCAAACACCGCAACTTTGCCAGTACTTACCCCTGGCGATGTTCTAGTTGTTGGTAACTCAAGTGTTGGATATCAAGAACTAATTGTAACTGGTTCAGCAAGAGAAGAAATTACTGAAACCACTGGTTCTGGTAACACAGCAGTTACTACTACAATTGGCTACGAACAAACTATTAACTTCAAAAATAGATACAGCTTAGCAGAAGAAGAGCTAAACAATATTTCTATTACTAAAAAGTGGCAACATAGTTCTACATTCGGTAAAGCTCCAGATGCAGGTAGTGTACACGTAACCGTTATTGATAAAGATGGTGGAATTACTGGTGCACCTAATACAGTACTAGAAGTATTTGAAAACCTATCATTAACTGAAGGCGCTGTTACTGCACAAGGTGCGGCTAACTACCTACCTACAGTAATTGAAAAATCTTCTTCTTGGGTAACAGTAGCTAATACAGCACCTATTTCTACTCTTTCTGGATTATCTTCTGAAAGCGCAAGCGCAGTAAATGCTTATGAAAGACTAGCAGGCGGTAGTGATGCTTCCACTGAAACTAGTGCTACACTTGGATCTCTAGCTTTTGCTTATGATACATTAAAGAATACTAACGAAATTGATATTTCTTTTGTTCTTCAAGGTAAAGGCGACAACGCTGGCACACGAGCTAACTACATTGTTTCAAACATTGCAGACTACCGTAAAGATTGTGTTGCATTCCTATCACCATCTAAAGAAGCTGTTGTTGATGAACTCAAAACAAACTCTAAGATGGAAAATGCAATTACTTATCGTAATAAGATCCAAAGCTCTTCATACTGGTTTATGGATTCTGGCTACAAATACCGTTACGACAAATTCAATGATGTATATCGTTGGACTCCATTGAATGGTGATATGGCTGGCCTAGCATCTAGAGTTGATCCTTGGGAATCACCAGCTGGTTACAGAAAAGGTATCATTAAGAATATCGTTAAACTAGCATTTAACCCAAATAAAGCTCAAAGAGATCAATTATATAGCTCTGACGTTAACCCAGTTATGGCTCAAGCGGGTCGCGGCATCGTTCTATTTGGCGATAAAACTGGCCTTGGTTATAACAGTGCATTCGATCGTATCAACGTTCGCAGATTGTTCATTGCAATTGAAAAAGCTATTGCAACAGCATCTGAAAGCTTCTTATTCGAGTTTAATGATGACTTTACACAAACTCAATTTAAGAACATTGTTGATCCGTTCCTACGTGACATCCAAGGACGCCGTGGTATTATTGACTTCCGAGTTGTTTCTGACTCTACTGTTAATACTCCTGAGATTATCGATCAAAACAAATTCCGCGCAAGCATTTTTGTTAAGCCTGCACGTTCTATCAACGTTATTGAACTTACATTCGTTGCAACTAGAACCGGTGTTGAATTTGACGAAATCGTTGGTCAGCTAACTTAATAAATACTTAAAAAGGAGAAAGACACATGGCATTTAACATCAACCAGTTCAAATCAGAACTCGTGGGTGGCGGTGCACGTCCTACGCTTTTCCAATGTCAGATCACCAATCCGATTAATCCGGCTGCCGACATCAAGATTCCATTCATGGTTCGTGCAGCTGGAATTCCAGAGTCAACTGTGGGACAGTACACTGTCCCATACTTTGGGCGTCAGGTTAAATACGCAGGTGATAGGATATTCGCAGATTGGACTGTAACTGTTATCAACGATGAAGACTTCGCTATCCGTAACGCTATGGAAGAGTGGATGAACTTTATTAACTCTCATGATTCAAACTCAAGAGGGTTGCCACAACAGTACAAATCTACTGGTCAAATTACACAATTTAGTAAAGATGGTTCTATCTTGCGTACATACGTATTTGAAGGTATGTTCCCGATCGCCATCGATGGTATTGCAATGGATTGGTCAGCTACGGATTCTATTGAGGAATTCGGAATTACATTCCAATATGATTTATGGAAAGTTGAAGGCGGTAACACTGGTATTCCAACTACCTAATTTTATATAATGAGGAAATAAAAAGTGAAGTTATTTGGATTTGAAATAAAACGCGAAGAGGACGAGGTCGAAAATAAACCGATCTCGTTCGCTGAGCCACAGAACGATGATGGTGCCATCACGGTAGATAACGCCATAGGTGGCTTTTACAGTACTATTCTAGATATTGAAGGTACTGCTAAAACTGAGTCAGAACTAGTAACTAAATATCGTGGCCTCGCGTTACAGCCTGAAATTACTCAAGCTGTAGATGAAATTGTGAATGAATCCATTAACGTTGATTCTAACGATAACGTGGTAGAAGTCATTTTAGATGATGTTGATCTTCCTGATAAAGTAAAAAATAAAGTAACAGAAGAATTTGAAGAAATTCTTTCTTTGTTAGATTTTACTAATCAATCATACGATATTTTTAGTAAATTTTACGTAGATGGAAGATTAAACTATCACGTTATTATTGATAACGAAAACCTGAAAGATGGTATTCAAGAATTAAGATATGTTGATCCGCGTAAATTAAAACTTATTCGCGAAATGGATAAGAAAAAGGCGGATAAACATTCTGGTGTACCAGTCAAGCAAATTAAAAGCGAATACTATATGTATTCCGAGAATGGATTTGGTGGACAAAAAGGTACATCTACTTCGGGCACACAAGGTTATAAAATCGCAAAAGATTCTATTGCACGAGTTACATCTGGTATCATGAGTGAAAATAACTCATTGGTTCTTGGACATTTACAAGCTGCAATCAAACCTATTAACCAGCTAAGGATGCTTGAAGATGCTACAATTATCTACACTCTTACAAGAGCTCCCGAAAGAAGAATTTTCTATATTGATGTTGGTAATCTACCTAAGTCGAAAGCTGAACAGTATCTAAGAGATATGATGGTTCGCCATAAGAATAAGCTTCAATATAATTCATCTACCGGTGAAATTACAGATGCTCGTAAGATGATGACGATGACTGAAGATTTTTGGTTCCCTCGCCGCGGTGGTGAAAGAACTACCGAGGTTGATACTCTAGCCGGAGGTAATGCTGCTGGTTTAACCAATGACGAGAACCTACAATACTTCCAGCGCAAATTGTTTAAATCTTTGAAGGTTCCACTATCTCGTTTAGAGCCAGAAACAATGGCTACATTTGGTCGAGCTTCAGAGATTACAAGAGACGAATTAAAATTTAGTAAATTCATCAACCGTTTAAGAGCACGTTTCTCAAGTATCTTTACACAGTTCCTAGAAAAGCAACTCGTTCTTAAAGGTATTATGACACCTGAGGAATTTGCTGAAATTAAAAATGATCTACGTTATGACTTTATTCAAGATAACTATTTTCAAGAGTTAAAAGAAGCAGAAATTACTCGTGAAAGACTTACAACTCTTCGCGAAGTTGAAGAACATATTGGTACATATTACTCTAGAGAATGGGTTCGCAAGCAAGTCCTTAGAATGTCAGATGATGATATCAAAGAAATGGACAAGCAAATTGCTAAAGAAGCCGAGGATATGCCTAGCGATGAAGAAGATCAGGAAGCTGAAGAGCAAGGTAATATGGTTCAGCAAGACTCAAATAATATAAACGGATAAATAAAGAAAATTAAACTGGGAGATTCAAATGAAGTCCTTTAAGAAATATATTGCCGAGGTTGCAGAACCACTCAGCCCGGAAGAAAAGAAATTCAAGGATCAGCATAAGGTTGAGGCAGATAAGCATCCTGTTGCCCTTGATCATCAGCATACAGGTGATATAAAGAAACCAAAAGCCAAGCGTAAAGCAGACCAAGAAGGTGATGCAAATTATGACTTAGCATATGAATCTTTAGAAGAAACTACGTTGTCTGCTACTAAAAAGCCAGTAAATGTAACTGGACCAGATGGCAAAGTTAGAACAGTCATGAGAAGAAATAAAGCTGTCCAACATGACGAAAAAGGCCAAGACGTAATTAAGACTAAATCAGAAGAACTTTCTCCTAAGCAAAAGAAAATCGATCATAATAAAAATGGTAAGATCGATGGTCATGATTTAG